CTCTTCCTTTGGAATCTCGATTCGCTCAATCTCTACCTTCTTGATCTTGCGTTCTCCATAGCCTTCCTTGTACAACTCTCTAGCAGCTTCAGAGTAATTTCCACTAAAGAACTTCCATGCGTAGATAGCAAATGGGCTAAGCGGTGTCTCATGCGGGTAGATAGTTGCAGTAGTAAACAGGTAGCATAGACCTGTGTCCTTGTAGATAAATCCATGCAGTGCATCCTTGCTTTCTACCTTGCGTAGAACTATACGATCAGATAGGTGTTTAATGGCACTAAATTCGCCTTGTAAGAGGTCCAATGCCTTGTTCCTATGGTTATAGTCATCCCAAGGTGTTAGACCGCTGTAATCGGCCTCTTTTGGCCTCGTTTCATCTACCCTCTCTTCATAGTGAAAATACTTACATAGATTCATTAACAGATCACGCTCTTCTGGGGTAATCTCCTGAATCTGCTCATAAGACAATTCGCTTACCTGATTATCGTAGATGTAGATGTATCCACCTGAACCTCTAGTCTCAATCAGAGCCTGAGAATGTCCCTTGAGCGTAGCAAGCTTTCTGTTGCCTTCAACCTTAGAACATCTGTAGATGATGTGGTAGCCTGAGTTGATGGTTTTGTAGATTACGAACTTTCTAGCGAAGTCATCTATGTAATCTGAAACGAATGCGATAAACTCATTCCAAAATTTCTTACCCTCTTGTACACTAGGGAATACTTTTAGGTCTATGTCTATACATTCAGTACCATAAAATCCTGTAATAATACCATAACCTTTAGTTTTAGACTCTAGCCTTTCTAGTTCGGCTTTTTCTATCTTTTTAGTCTGGTATTCCTTCCATAAAATCAGTGGTTTTTTGCCTTCTGATATAGGCATGACGCTGAAGCCAGCGTTCAATAAATTAATTGCTCTTCCTAAAGTGACGTTCATTGCGTTTTACAAGTGTTTGTAGAAAATGGGCTATTTTTGGCAAAAAGTGTACACTAAGTTTACACTAAGTTTACACTAGAGTGTAAACCCCTAAAACCCCTTATACTCTCTAATTTGGCCGATTTTTGGCACTTTTTTGGCTTAGGTTTACAAGTTTACACTTTTTTTGTTAAAGTGTTTTTTTTTACCACCTGAAAATTTATTTTTTTTCATTTTTCCCAAAAAGTGTTCAAAGTGTTCACTTATTGCGATTGGAGCCAATGGAGGCCGATTTTGGTTTACACTTAGGTGTACACTTAGTGTACACTTGTGTACACCCCTGTTCGGATCTTGCGAACCCAGTATTGGACCTGTCCATAGGGTATGTCTAGCTTGTAAGAAATGTTAGCTATTTTATACCCATCTTCCCATAATCGTTGCACTTCTCTAAGATTTTTTATGGTTATTCCTTGTCTTCTGCGGTAGGTAGTCAACTTAATGATCTCACAGATTTGGTGATGTGATAGTCCAGTGCGTTCTGTGATCTGCTTGTAGGGGTAATCGTTCTTGTACATTTCAATGACCTCATCAGCTAGTTTAAGATGCGCTCCGTTATTCTTAGCACGCTCATTGGTCTTTAGATATTCCTTGTAGAGAAAGTTGTTTACCACATGGAATGATACTCCTAGAAACCTAGCAATGTTCTTGTTCTTTATTTTAAGCTTGTAAAGTCTGATGACTTCGTCTTTCTGTTCCTGTGTTAGTGATGTCATGTTAGTAGTTATAGTTGCAGTAGTCAAGGATATTTGTTAAAATGCGTTCTAATTCATTACCATTAATAGGTACTGAATCATATTCTACCTTATAGCTTACTATTTGGTCGAATCTCCTATTGTTTTTTACCACCAGGGCCTCGATGTACCAGTAGCTATCGTAGAAAGCAAACTGATAGATTTCATCCTTGATGTGGGTTACTGAAAGGTCTAAGCTACCTAGATGCTCTTCTTCTAATTCAATAAAGTTCATAGTTCTTCTTCTCTAGTGTTTACAAATTTTTTATTGTTTAAATCTTCTTCCTCCTTCGTGGATATGAACATATCGCAGTATTCATATTGGTAAGGGGTCTCAATAAAGTAAAACTGGTAGTAATTCGGAATAGCCGTATATCTGTAGCATTTGCTCCTGATGGGGCAATCTATGCCCTCGCACATGGTTATATCGCTCATGATAGTAGTTCTTTAACATAGTCCCTACACTCTTTAATCCTAGCCTTAGCTGTCTCAATTACCATAGGGTCATATTCTATTTCAAATTCTTTTACTCTATAGCTGTTATCTACATGAGCGTAGCTCACAGGCTCCTCATGGGTCAGGTAGTCAGGGGTATCCTGAAGCGTGTACACTAGCTTAGCCTTTCTAAGCCCTGTCAGGTGCATATACACCTGGAGCTGATAGTAGTATCCCATGTCAGGCTCCTGATCGAACAGAGGGAATGTAAAGCAGTCCCAGGAGGTCTTGAAGTCATAGACTATACCCTCGTGCATACAGTCAGGCGTACCTGTGAAGAAATCATCCTCAAAGTGGTCTAGGTTCTTAATCATGAAGTCCTTATCCATAGCAACAGAATAGAACTCTATAGCCTGATCCTCGAGGGCTAAACCTTTCTGCAAGTACTTAGAATTAATCTGCTTCTTGATTCCATAAATCTGCTCTTTTACCCACTCTTCTAGGTAGCTCTTTGTAGTGTGGGATAAAGTCTCAGACTTAGACCTTGGGTTAGTCATTAACTTACCCAAGGCACTTGCTCTGCATTTAAAGTTCATCCTAGTAGAAGTTTTTCGTTCTCAGCAGTCAGGATATAGACAGCCTTAATCTGTTCTATAGTTACTTTTCCACTAGCTAGGGAATCCTTGGCTCCTTGCCACTTAGGATGCTTTGGACTAAGCTCCTCCTTTTTTGCACCATGGTCATTGGTACTATCAGGGTCTTTGGTATCATCTATGAGAAATAAACCATTGAGCGCATACTTTCGAGAATATGAGCTGCTGCTCCCGAACGACTGCGCTATGTCCATGCCCTTGCGGTTGACATCTATCCCTGCTTGAGCTGTTACCGCTCTGCCTTCTGTTCTACCTTCTTTATCAACCTGGATAGCAGCGGTAGATTCAATAAATACTATACCACCTACTTCTTTAACCTCATCCTCTATGGTCAATGTACATTCGTACTTTAACAGCAGGGGCTTTAAAGCCTCTAGGATGTCCTCGCAAGATCGGTACTTGTACTTCCCGAATGCGTTAAACTGATTTTTTGGAGCCTTTAGCTCCGCCTGGATTGCAATTAGTTCTTTCATGTGTTTGTGTGTTTGTTTTAATTAAGTAAAGTTCTCCAATTAATTGATCTAATTTTTTTACTAGGTCGTCCATGTGATTAAGTAAATTAAATTAATGAGTATTAGAATTGTCGATGCTATGAGAAAGTCAACTATGAAGTATTTTTCACTATGCTTTTTCACTATACCTATGCCTAGAGCTATCAGGACTGATAATATCATGAAGCAGGCAACATAGACAAAGGTCATGGCTTGTGATGTTTTAGAATTGCAGACTTGGCATACCATAGTCCGTACTTATCCCATAGAAGCTCGAAGGTAGTAGCTATCGCTATTCTCTTCTCTAGAGGTATTTCCCCGTAGTGCTTGGTGATAAACTCATCTACCATCTTTAATCCAATTAGGGTCTACAAATACTACCCATTGATTGCCTATCTTCTTAGGAGGATGGGTCCACTCAGCAGGGAATTTACCAGACCTGATGATCTGATGCACTCGAGTTGATTTTTCACTATAGCCCTTTAGTACACCGTACTCTTGGGCTGACATCATTTCATAAAACATTTCTTAACCTCCTGTTCTAATTGTTCAACAATAAATGGATCTAGCACCGAGCAGATAGTCCTGTAGTGGTCTGAGAATTTCTCCGTCAGGTCATCGTAGATGTCCAAGGTCAGGGACTTTCCCCCACCGAAATAGAGTTCCAAGGATATGCCCTGGTTCTCGAATGATTCCAGCTCGAGGGTCAACCCTGACTGGTCTAAGCAGTAATAATGGTCTTTTAACATGATTAAAGTGTTTAGTGATAAGCGAAATTACAAAAGTCTATATTCAATGCAAATAAATAATTAGTTTTTTTTCCACTATGGTGATTTTTTTTTCCACTATGGGGGACAAGTCCAACATTTTATTTTCCACTAGGGTCTTATTTAGAATCATTCTGTTTTACACTATGGGTTTTGTTTTCCACTATGGGTCAAACCGCCATGTTTTCCACTAGGCCATGTTTTCCACTACCCTATGTTTTCCACTATGGGCATGGGTACGCGGTCGCGCTTGGGCGCGGTTGGGCGCGTCACGGCATGGCATGGCAAGGCTAGACCTAGCAAGGCAACACGGGCTATTTTTAAGCCCGTAGCGGGACGATATTTTTATTTTGGTATACTTACATAGGCAAAGTATTTTGAGGTCTTAAAATGGCTTAAAATGGCTTAAAAAAAAAGCCCTATATTCTAGGGCCTTGGTTTAACTTTGAAATTTTGTATTTAATACTTGCCAAACGCAAGTAACAAATTCATTTGAGCTTCTGGCATAATTGGAATTAACGCAATTATTTAAAATTGCCTTATATACACTTGAGTACTTTGGGCCGTAAATTTCAATCATTTGATCTACAAATTTTGCCGCGGCTTGGTAGGTTTTATTTTCCATGTTTTTAGATATTGTTTAAATAGCAAAAGTTATCAAAATACGCGTTCTCTTGCGCTTGAATATGGCAAAAGGTTTGCTCATTCTCTTTGGCGTTTTGGTAGGTTTTGGAACTACTAGAAAAGGCTTTGCCATCAAAGTAGATTGGTTCCCCCTTTTTAATTTTTGCGCTTGTTTCAGCGCAATTACTCGCGAATTTAGACTGCATAAATTTTCCCATGTTTTATTTGGTTTTGGTTAATATAAAAGGGGCATGCGCCCCCCTTATTTCGGCTATTTAAGCCTCGTCAGTTAACCTGTTTGAATACTTGATTAATAACAGGCCAAGCTATCAAATGGCACCCAATTTTTACATGATCTAGGGTTGATTCTATTAAGGTAAAGCCCTCAATTTTTTCCCCTTTCACATCTTGATTTGCTTGAATCTTTGCCAACAAGCGCAACGCTGAATCAAGTCCTACTTTGGCGCCCTTGGTAGTTTCTATTTGTGTCCCATCTTTAGAAACGCGCAAATGCACGGGTATTCCATATAATTGGCCGTGGTATTCATTATTTAGCCATCTATTTAGTAGTTCCTTTTCCTTTTCTAGTTTCTTTAACTCTTTGGCCTTTTCGCGTTCCCCTTGAGTAGATCGCAAATAGTCCGCCTTTTCTTTTGCCTTATCCCAATTTTCGGGCCGTGCTGGAATATCTAGGTCAAACAAAGTGCAAATTTCTTTGATTTCGTCAAATTTTTCATTCGCATCTAAAAAGTAGAAAAAATTAGAAACGGCCTTGAGTTGATCATAAACTAAATTTCTGCATTGAATTAGCATTGACTCAATAACTTTGCTCAATTCGTTAATATCAAAATAATGCTTTTGCATAACCCAATAAGATCCGTTACGCTTAATAAAAGGAACTTTAAACGCAAATATGCCGTCTGGTATTGCGTTCAAAACATGGTTAGTATGTTTTGCCGTACTACTGCTGTAGTAGTTTGAATTTACAAAACAAACGCGTTGACCATTGGGGGCCGTAACAAAACGGGCTATCTCATAGTGCGTTCCGTAACTATAAATTACGGGGCCTTCAAAAAACATATTACCAGTGCGCCCTTCGCTTTGTAGCTGGTTTGCCCAAACATGGGCTAGTTCTGAATTACTAGAAAATACTGTTTTCATGTTGTGTTGTGTTTATTGGGTTAAAATTTGTTTTTAGTTTGACAATAATTTAATCCCTAGTAAGTAACCCAAAAAAAAGATAGGGCTAAGTGCAATTACTAGGTAAATGATTTTTCCGAGTACTTGAGTTGCTTTTTTCATAGGTAAGTTTTGTAAAAGTCCATAAATCTTTTTGCGGTTGCCCAATTAATTGAGCCAATGACCGCTTCACTAGAATAAAAGGCATACATATATTTAGCGCCTTGTTTTGTTACTGGTCCGTAAATCATGCTTTGCTTGTTTTAAGGGTTGCGAAATAAGTTAGGCCGAAAATTAGGGCCGTTCCGATAATGATAATTAGTAGGTCCATGTTTATATAGTTTATTGGTTTAAAATCCTTTTGGGGTTGACTTGGTAGTTTTATCCTTCATTGCGTCATAAGTATGCGAGTAGCTAAATTTAAATGTGCTGTTATCCATTAAAAAGAAAGCTGTTTTAAAACTTTCAATTTGAACGGCTAGATATTCAGTTTCTGAAAATACCGCTGGAATAACAGTGCTAACTTTCAAGCCTAAAACTTGCGCTTTGTACTTAATTTCGGCACCTGTGTAAATTGCATTTTTCATATTCTTGTTTGTTTAAAGTTGTACTATTTTTAGTTAAAGTTGAATTTTACCGCTTTTTGAGCCCGTTTGGCTGCTTTCGATACCCAAACATACAAAGGTTTGTATTAAATGCAAGGGAATTATTCAATAATTATTTATTTATTATCTATCTAAATAACCTAGTTTTGGTTAACCATATTTTTCCAAAATTAGTTAGCATGACAATTAAAAAGGATAACAGAGGCGGACCTAGGCCGAATTCAGGTCGACCTCCGAAAATCAAAGAAATAAAGCTAATTGAACAAATGGACGCTATAGCCGTACCTTCTGAAATATGGGAAGCTTTGCTATTTAAAATTAAACAAGGCGACACACAGGCGATTAAACTTTGGCTATCTTACCGCCTAGGTTTACCGAAGCAACAAATTGATATTACCAGCAACGGCGAAAATATAGCGCCTCCGATAAGCTGGTTAACAAAGGAAATAGAGTTTAAAGAAGCGGAGGAAATAGACTTCGAAGCGGTACCCGTAGACCTCCATGGCCTGAAGGCGTTGGCTATCCATGGCCTAGAAACCCCTGATAATGAGGGGGATATATGAAACAATATGCAACAAAGAAGGGGGGGGGTATACTTTCGAGTGTAGCCAAACCAGGGGGAAAACCCAAATGGTGAAAATTCAGATATTCAAAAAAAGGGGTACCCCTTATCCTGAGTGTACAGGAATGAAACGGAAAATCAAAATGGTGAAAATTCAGATATTCAATGATTCAGCTCTTACCTGACTACAAGCCTTTATTCTATGAGAATCCTGAGACTAGGTACTACTTGATTACGGGTGGTCGTGGTTCGGGTAAGTCATGGACATTGGCCTTGTTTCTCTTGAACTTGACTTATGAGAAGGGTCATGTGATATTGTTTACTAGATGGACCTTGGTGTCTGCGTTTATTTCGATTATCCCTGAGTTTATTGATAAGATTGAGATAATGGGTAAAGAGGCGGATTTTGAGATTACTCAGACGGAGATTATCAATAAGCGGACTGGGTCAAAGATATTGTTTAGGGGTATTAAGACGAATCATGGTACTGCGACTGCGAACTTGAAGTCGATTGCCAATGTGACGACATGGGTATTGGATGAGGCTGAAGAATTGGGTGATGAGGATGTGTTTGATAAGATTGATTTGAGTATCAGGGCTAAGGATAGGCCGAACAGGGTAATCTTGGTGATGAACCCTAGTTTCAAGAGTCATTGGATATATAAGCAGTTTGTTAGGGATAAGAGAAGTGATACTACTTATATCCACACGACATACTTGGATAATAAGCAGAACTTGAGTGAGTCGTTTGTGAAGGCTGCTGAGAAGTCGAAGTTGGAGAATCCTCACAGGTATGCTCACTTGTTCTTGGGGGTGTGGTTGGATGACAAGGATGGATTGCTGTGGAACAGGGAGATTATTAAGAAGGCTAGGTTGGCAGAGGCACCGAACCTGCATAGGATTGTGGTGGCGTTAGACCCTGCGGTGACTGCGAACATGGATAGTGATGAGACAGGTATCATCGTGTGTGGTAAGGACAGGGATGGGAATGCGTATGTGTTGGAGGACTTGAGTGGGAAGTACTCACCGAATCATTGGAGTAAGATTGCTAACGATGCTGCGTTCAGGTGGAATGCGGATTGTATTGTGGCGGAGAAGAACCAGGGTGGAGACATGGTGGAGGCTGTGTTGAAGAGTCAGGGTGTTGGCACGAGGGTGAAGTTGGTGTCGGCTACGAAGGGGAAGTATGTGCGAGCGGAGCCTGTGTACTCGTTGTATGAGCAGGGGAAGGTGTACCACGTAGGGTCGTTCCCTGCGTTAGAGAATCAGATGGTGAGCTTCGATCCTGAGCGAGGGAAGTCACCCGATAGAGTGGATGCGTTGGTGTGGGGATTGACTGAGTTGATGGTGAAAAAGAAGGGTGAGGGGTTTGTGCTGATAAGGGGGAAATTATTTAGGTAAAATTTGTACTTTTACAAATAAAATAGAAATAGATGAATCTTCTCAAGGCATTTAGAACTAAGGAGCTAGGCTTACCACAGGCGTTGCAATGGCAGTATATAAAGGGGGTTTGGATGCCTTACGATGCAAAAGACAGCATATTTATAGATAAGGCGTATAAGAGTATCCCTGTAGTACAGTCTGTGGTTTCTAAGATTGTAGAGAAGTCTGCTGATGCTCCTGTGATGTTGTATAAGGTCAAGGACAAGCGATTTGCAGAGAAGTACTTTGCTAAGAAGAAGTACTTGAAGAACAAGGAGAATGCTACGGAGTTAGCTAAGTTAAGAGTTAAGGCGTTTGAATCTATTGAGCAGCATCCGTTCTTGGAGCTGATGGATAAGCCGAACCCGACTAGCACAGGCAGACAGCTGAGAGAAGAGGTTGCAGGGTATCTGTTGATTACAGGGAATGCGATTGTGTATGCGAGCGTGCCTGGGGTTGGATTACGAGCTAAGCAGCCTGTAGAGTTGTGGAGTGTGCCGAGTCCGACTGTGAAGCCTGTAATGTCAGGAGAAAGAACACAGCCGTTGGCAGGGTATGCGATTACATATAACTTTGAGAATATCATCCCTAGAGAGCAGATAGCACATTTTAAGTACTTTAACCCTGTTTCTGAGTGGCAAGGATACGAGAGTACGTTCTGGGGGTTGAGTCCACTAAGAAGTAGCTTGAATGTAATTTCTCAAAAGAGATTTGCAGATGTAGCTCAAGGGTCGTTGTTTGCTAACATGGGTCCTAGTGGTATTGTTAGTGGTAACGCTAGACACGCAGATCAGTCAGAGTTGACTGCCGAGCAGGCTGTAGCGATTAACGATTCGTTCAGACAGAACCACATGGGTGCTCATAATGCAGGAGACATTGTTGTGACTCCTAGTGACCTGAAGTGGGTGCAGATAGGCTTGAGTCCTGTGGACATGGGAATCTTGGACTTTAATCAGGACTTGGAGAGACAGATTGCAAATATCTACGGATACCCATCTCAGTTGTTGACTCCGCAGGGAACATTGGCAAATAGTGAGACAGGTGACACTAGAGTTGTGACTAACTGCGTATTGCCATTGTTGAGAAAGATGGATGATGTGTGGACTAAGATGGCTAGAGAATGGTATAATGACAACACCTTGGTTGTGATGTCAGACACTGACGTTTATCCTGAATTGGAAGGTGATAAGAAGGAGTTGGTACATTGGATGCGTCAGGCAATGGTATTCAGTCAGGATGAGATTAGAGAAGCTCTAGGATATGGAACATTGGTAGATGAGACTCAGGTGTTGGTACCTACGAACTATATGCCGTTGAGTGATATGCGAGGAACTGATTTAGAAACAGAAAACATAGACAGAATAGACACGGAAGATGAAGACGAAGATATTGACCAAGAACTTTGATCCTCTAAATGGGAAGATAACAGTTAAGGCTCAAAGGTTGACAGACGAATACAGCTGTTGGTGCAAGGCTCAGGACTATACGTTTGAGTTTGAAGAAGGAATCGGTAAGAAGGAAATAATAGAGCAGACTATAAAGCTGCTATCTATGATGCCATGATAATAACGGAAGAAGAGTTTCTAAGAGCAGAGGTCGAGGATATGAACTTGACTATGCATAATGTAGCGTTTGTAAACCTAGCTACTAGTGTTGCGGAGTACTGCAAGAAGTTTAACGCAGAGAATGTAATTGACTACGGATGTGGCACAGGAGTTTATTCTGAGGTAATGCGTCAGCATGGATATGATATTATGGCCTTGGATGTGTTTAAGAGTCACAGGGACTACTGCAAGAAGGAATATCCTGAGTTAAAGGTGATTGCTAGACCAAAGGTTGCTGACTTGATGTTGTTTATTGAGGTTGCAGAACACATGACTGATGATGAGATTTTTAAGGCTGTGGATTTTATAGAGCCACGATTGATAGTATTCAGTTCTACTCCTCATAAAACGCCAAATGATGAGGCATGGGGACACATTAACATTAAGGATGAACCAGAGTGGATTGAGTTTTGGAATGGTCTAGGGTATAAATTACTAGAGAAGCCACAAACACCTACAGGATGGACTCTGATGCTAGAAAAAATTTAATCTATTTCATCTACTACAATGGTAAGCTAGGACATTACCATGTATTGAATCTAAAGCTCTTAGAGGTTTATTGGAAGGTCTTTGATGGTCAAAGGATTGTCAAGATAGCAGTAGATGGTAACTATAGTTTGGCACCTATTGTGGATATGTTGCCTAAAGATTGCGAGTATCGAGTTGTGAGAAATATCAGCACAACAGGAGAAGCATACCACTTCTTAGAATCTTTGGTAGAAATAGATTCAGGCATGACATTCTATGGTCATTGCAAAGGTGTTACACGGCCGATGTGGCGTGGATTAGACACATGGATTACTCACTTGTATAGAAAGAATTTAGATAATGTTCCTACGCTTGGCGATAAGATATTTGCAGGTGTGCTTGGTAAGCTGTTGCCTTGTCCTCCTTATGTACCTGAAAGTTTCCACTATAGTGGATCGTTTTATTGGATGGATACAAAGAAGGTTAAGAGTAGGCTAAAGAAATTTACTTTGGACAAGTATTTAACTGAAAGATTCCCTGCAATAATTGCAAACAAGGAGGAATGTATCTTTGGATATGGCACTACTGACAAGAACTTAAATTTCTACGATGAGAGAACATGGAGAGAAATAAGAAGGTAGTATATACTGTACTTCTAGGAGGATATGATGAGATAAGTCCTGCTCCTAAGTTTGAGGGGTGGGACTTTGTGGTATTTACCGATGATTTAAAGTTGAATGTTGATGGGTGGAATATATGCTATGTAGAAGGCGGTAAAGATTTACATAAGGAATCTAGGAAGTATAAGTTCTTATCTCATGTGTATCTAAGTGAATACGATTTGGTCTGCTACATTGATGGGAATGTTAAGCTGATAGCAGAGCCTCCTAGTAATCCGATATGGTTTACCCATAGAATGCACAATAGTGTTTATCAGTATGCCATGACTAGGTCTATTGATTTAGACATGGTTAAAAGGCAGATCAGGTACTACATGGAGTTAAGATTCAGCGACAAGGGAGGATTGTATCACAACAATTTCTTTGTGCGTTCGAATCGCAACGATGTGCAGAATAAGTTGATGGAGAAGGTGTGGGATATTGTTAACGAGCATACTGCTGTTGATGAGTTAGCAGTTCCGTTTGCTATGTGGGTTACGCAGTCACGGATGGAGAACATTCAGCATCAGTCATTGCAGAGTCGATACATTAAGGTTAAGGCACATAAGAAGCAGCTTGAGGACAAGAAGAATGTAAATGTGCATCACATCACCCCTGGGAGATCAGACAAGAACATTGGAAAGGCTATAAACGATATAATCGAAACGCTACCTGAGAACGATTGGATTTGTCTTAGGGACATTGACACGCTACCGATGTATCACGAGAAGATTTATCAGCAATGTGAGGACATAGCTAGAGCAGGAGAGTTTGATCTAGTGGGTTGTATGACTAACCGATTGGGATTGCACTATCAGCTAGTAGGAGGAAGGAAGAGCAACGATTCTAATATATTAAATCACAGAAAGATTGCTGTGGAGCTATATAACAAGCATGGAATCGAGATTATGCCGATACAGCAGGTGATTGGTGGATTGTTTATGTTGTTTCCTAAGAGTATGTGGAGGCAAGTTGGTGGATTCCCTGAGGGAGGTATTCAGATACAAGGGCATTTCTTTGACTACCACTTCTGCAAGAAAGTTATGCAACACAGATTAAGGATTGGTATCGCTAAAGGTATATACTTGTTTCACTACTATAGGTTTGAGCATGGAGAGGATACAAGGAAGGCAATTAGTCATCTTCTATGAGTTTGTTACTTTAATAGTTTTTTTCAATCTTTGTGTATGGAATTAATTAGCATAAAAAACGCTGACAGCTATTCAGACTATCCTGAAGCAGTTAGAAACAATGCAAAAAGAGTTCTGAAGTTTGTTGAAGAGAATGGCTGGGGACCATGCGGAACTGATGTAGGAAAGCAGAGAGCCAACCAACTAGCTAAAGGAGAAGCCCTTAGCGTAGATACAATAAAAAGGATGTACAGCTATCTAAGTAGACATGAAGTTGATTTAGATGCTTCAACTTCTTACGAGGATGGATGCGGTCTTTTGATGTACGATGCCTGGGGAGGAAAAGCTGCTCTATCATGGAGTAGAAGTAAACTAAGAGAATTAGGAGAAATAAAAGAACAGAACGCAAATATGCTTACTAAAGGATTAAATCAAGGCTTTCAAGATGCAGACATGAAGCAAGGTATTGTTTCAGGTTACTTTGCAATGTTCGGAAATAAAGACCTAGATGGTGATGTCATCGAAAGAGGTGCATTCACTAAGACTATCATGGAGCGTGGACCTCAAGGCAAGAAACTTATTAAGTACTTGCTAGACCATGATTCTAAGAAATCTGTAGCTCTTATTACTAACCTAGACGAGGATATGAAGGGCTTGAGATATGAGGCTAAGATTGGCACTCATGCTCTTGGAGTTGACTTCATGAAGATGGTAGAATCAGGGCTTATTAACCAACATAGCTTTGGATTCTCTGTGCCAAAGGACAAGCAGTACTTTGACCAGAGCAGAAAGGCAAATGTTATTAAAGAAGTAATTATGTTTGAAGGATCAGCAGTACAATTTCTAGGAGCTAATCCTGAGACTACATATATCGACCTAAAGTCAGAGTCTGACGCATTCGAGTACCTAGAGAAACTTGAGAAGTTTGTAAGAACTTCAGATGCTACTGATGAGACTTTGGCAAAACTAGAAGAAAGACTTAAATCACTTTATGAGACTATGAAGCCAGCACCTGCTACTTCAGAGGAGGATGAAGCCGAAATAGAAGCACAATTAATTATCGAATCACTTAAATCTACATTTAGAAATCATGGCAGAATTGCAAATTAAGGAAGTTCAGGACTTCCTAGCAGAAGAGTTAACTACTCTTAAGAAGAACTTCTCTACTGAAAGAGAAAAAGACGTTGCAGGATTTGACGCAAAAGTTAAAGACGCAATGGACAAATTGACTGCTGATATGCAGGCAAAACATGCTGACATCCAGAAAGAAATGGATTTGGCTTTGGCTCAGGCTAACGAAAAAGCTGCTCAGAAGGTTGAGCGTAAGAACTTCGGATGGTCTTTGCATGAGACTTTGAAGGCTAACCACGCTGATATGGTTAAGAACGTAAAGTCTGGTAAGGGCATGGAAATGACTATGAAAGATTTCAACTATTCTGACTTCACAGGATATGAGCCTTTCGTAACTGACTTCCGTGATCCAATCTTGGTGAAGTATGAGTCTTTCCACTACAGAAACATCCTTCCTGGTGGAACTATGGCAGGTGAATTTGTTAAGTATCCAAAGGAGAACGCTACTGTAGGTGGTGCTAACACTTGGGCTTATGGTGATGGTGCTAAGCCTGAAATCGAGCCTAAGATGACTACTTACCAGGCTGATGCCGAGTGGATTGCAGGTCTTATCAAGGGAGTTCCAATCTCTATGATTGAGGATTTGGCTTGGATGACTTCATTCTTGCAGAACAAAGGTCGTGCTGAATTGTTGAAGAAGGAAGATACCTTTATCCAAGGTTTGCTTCTTGACGCTGCTAACTCTGAGAACTACAATGGTTCTAAGACTATCAGCATCGAAATCTTGATTGATGCTGCTTTGCGTCAGTTGAAGAACAACCTTCACACTCCAACTGGAATCGTGTTGAGCAACCAAGATTATGTAAACATCTTGTTGGGTAAAGCTGCTGGTTCTGGTGAGTATGACTTCCCTGGTGTTGTAACTGTTAATCCTTTGACTGGACAGTTGAACGTAGTAGGTATCCCTGTATTCTCTAACTCTTACCTTTCTCAAGGAACTGGTATCGTTGGTGATTGGAACCAAGCTCAATTGTTGACTCGTCAGGCACCTCGTATCAGATTCTTCGATCAGAACTCTGACGATGCTGAGAAGAACGTAATCCTAGTTCGTGTTGAAGAGAGAGTTGCTCTTCCTGTGTTCTATGACAACGCCTTCATTAAGGTAACTTTGGCTTCCTAATTAGGAATCACTAGTTTGAATTAAGAGCCTTGGATTTTTCCAAGGCTTTTTTATTATCTTTACAACATGGCAGGCTACGAATATAACGAAGATATGCTTGGCGATATATTGCCAGTATATGACTATCAAGGTGCAACAGGACTACAAGTAACTTTCACTAGTGAGGCTAGTTACGTTGAACCTTACAACATTGAGGACTTTAAGGATTACGCAAGGATTGACTTCGATACAGATGACAACTTGATTGCTTTGTTTCTAAAATCTGCAAGACAGAACATTGAGCAGTATATGCAGAAGTCTCTTGGTATCAGAACCATTAGGTTAATTGCTCTGCACCTGCCTAAGAATTACAAGTTGCCTTATGGTCCAATCACTTCTATCAGCACAGCAGGTTACACCTTATTTGGTGATTTGCTTAAAGAAGGTGGAAAAGACATTGACATTAGCTATGTAACCAATGCTAGTTTGGTAAACGAAGCAATAAAGCAAGCAATCTATCGTCAGGCGTATCACTATTATGAGTACAGAGAAGAGTATTCTAAGCCTGATTTGTTGAATGAGGTTAAATTGCTTGTAAATCCATACAGAAGAATTGTATTCCCATGATGCGAGAGAAAATTGCATTTAAGCGTTCTGTGCAGACTCAAGACCCTGTAACAGGTCAGTTGATTAACACGGTTTCTACTTACTACGAGCCTAAAGGAGCTAGTGTGCGAGAGATTAGTGCTAGTGCTGATACTGTTATACAGAAGCAGGACTTGAGTACGTTGATTGAGGTTGTAATAAGATACAATCCTTCTGTTGCCATTATCAATGGAGATCAGATTGAGTGGAGAGGTTTTTACTTTACTTCTATGGCTCCTAAAGTTGACCCATTGAGAAGGTATATTACTATACGAGCATTCTCTGCAATGGAAACAACTAACAGAAATGGCAGTCCAAGTTAAGGTAAGTGGGGTCAACATTCTATTACAAGACTTAGATAAGTACTCGAAGGAAGTTCAAGCAGGAGTCTACAAAGAAGTTCGTGGATGGGCAGAAAGAACTGAGGCTGATGCTAAGAGAGATGTTGCATTTGATACAGGAGCTTTGCAGCGTAGTATTCGTTCTGTAGTATCTCAGAATGGTCTTACTTGGATAGTTAAGGCAGGAGGTATTAATAATGTAGATTACGCACCTTACATAGAGTTTGGTACGGGAGTTGGTGTAGACCAATCTTTTTTACAGCAGTATGGATTAGTAGAATATGCAAGTCAATTTAGGGGAACTCAACCTCCATTTTCTCCTTTACCTGCTAGGTCATTTTTATACAAGAACGCTAGGATAGAGTTTGATAAGACTCTAGCAAACATCAAGAAACTATTACAACAAACATGATAAAACTTAAGGATTTAGCACAGATTGGCTTTCTAGCTTTTCTGTGTTTAGCAATCTGTTCAGGGATTGTAGAATTTGCTATTTGGCTTAATAAGCCATTTGCATACTTATTGTCGATTTCTATTGCTTTTTTAGTAATTTGGGGAGCAGTTGAAATCTACGAGCGTGCTAAATGAATTACCCAGATTCCATATTCTTATCTCGACATTCTTATTTTGAGAAGAGGTTTGCTCGTTTGATAAGAAGAGCGTTATCAGATCAGTACAATGAAATGGCTAATTTATTTGCCACAGGACAAGATATTGGCAAAGTTGATGACAATGGGTTAAGGATGGTTTATCAGGCCATGTATCAGCTTATTATGGAGGATGAGGGTACATTAACTTGGAACTCTATTGTTGCTCCGATAACTAGCCAAGAAATAACTACAAAGGACATATTTGATGAGGTTGCAAGTACTCTTAAACCTCAAGAGACAAGTGAGATGACTTCGTTTTGGAGAAGGCTTATGGATGGCTTCTTGCAGACATACATTATCTTTAGAATTAACGAAGTCCTTAGCACGGGTATTAAGCGTGTTACAGAGCTTATATCTAAGCAGAGAGGTCTAGGGTTAAGTGACCAAGAGATAACGCAGCTAATACGCTCTGTGGACCTAGAACTGCGTGCTAACAGGATAGCAAGAACCGAGACTACCAATGCGATGAGCAAGTCACAGATATTTGCTTTAGAATCATCAGGATTGAATTGGGAGAAAGCATGGAAAGCTATGCGTGATGATAGAACTAGAGATTCTCACATTATGACTGACCCTAAGTTCTTTATTCCGTTGAAGGACAACTTTATTGTGCAAGGTCAACTTCTTGCCTATCCTGGAGATTCAACCCAAGGAGCTACACCTAATAACACAATTAATTGCCGATGCAGACTTGCCTTCCGACAGACAGGTTCAAGATTTGGATTTAATATCAATCGCTAAAAAAAACTTATCTTTGACTATGGATTTATCTAAAGCGTTAAAATCAGGTTACTATCAGGCTTTGTACCCCGAGATTGGTGTGCCTGTGTACGATGCTTTTTCTATTCCTGAGAATGCTGCTTACCCTTATGTGATTATATCAAATATCACGACAAACGAGATTCAGAACGCTGACTGCAAGAAGTTTAATGCTGAAGTTACTGTTGATATTGTAACAGGCTTTACTAGACCTACAGGCATGGATCAGGCTCTTGACATTGCCGAAGATATTGACGATATTATCAATCCAATGGACATGGATGACATAAACATCACTGCCTATGGATGGAGAGTTGGTGAGACTAGATTGAACTCTTCAAATAGTGTTCAGTTACGGACAGGTGAGTATTGGATTTATCGAAATATCCGAACTTACTTCCACATTGTAGTACCTTTTGATTAATTGATATTTTCTATTACCTTTGAAATAATAATTGATAACGACTATGGCTAACGAATTATTTAGTAAAGATATTGGTGTCTATGTTGACACATCTGCTACCTCAACTCCTGCTTGGAAATTGGCGGTATGCACTTCTTCTAAGTCTCTTTCAATCTCTGTTGGAGCTACTGAAATCAACAACGATTGCACTGGTGATTTCGTAGAGAACCTCCCATCTACTGCTTCTTGGACTATGTCTTTTGAAGGAGATGTGAATACAGACCCAGGAGTAAACGAAGTTTCTGCATCTGACATATTCGGTTATGTTGTTGCTCGTGATGTTAAGAAGTTTAAGTTTGCTACTGCTGATAACAGCTACCTAAGATATGGTGAAGGTTTTATCTCCCAATTTGACGAGACTGCTACAGCTCCTGAATATCAGACATTCTCTGTAACCATCACTGGTTCTGGACCTATTGCTGATACTATCTAAGAATTTCCTGTTTTCCGTGTTTGTGTTTAGTTAAAGCCCCTCGTTATGAGGGGTTTTTTTTTTGGTTTTAATTACTAAATTTACGGCATGACAGGAATCATGAAACTAAACATCGGAGGTCAGGAAAGAACCTTGCGATTTAACAACTTTTCAGCCATAGAATTGGCTAAGATAATTTACAACGGAGAGCAAGCTAATTTTGAAACTGAGGACTTGCTAAATCGAATAATGAAACTCAATGAAGAGAATCATTATTTGTTGGTTAAAACATTAATCTACGCAGGACTTATTGGAAATGACTATGTTGTTGGTTTTTCTAAGACTGCAACAGCAGAGCAGGTAGGTGAGTGGATTTCCGAGCTAAGTGGAGATGAAATTTATTCTGTGTGGAATACTTTTTGGAAATCTATGGGTGTTGATTTACCTGCTATTCAAGAACTAGAGAAAAACTCTGTTGCTGAAAAAAAAAATCAACGTGGTATGAAATCTGCCAAGAAATCTTTGGAGAAGTAGGCATACTTCCTAAAAATTTTTATGAAATGACTTTTGCAGAGACAATACTTACTCTGAGAGGGCATCATACATCTCAGTCTAGGGATTGGGAGAAGTATAGGTTAGTAGCCTATCAGGTTTACACTTCTATTCCTAAGAAAAGTGCTAATAAGTCAATTAAGCAGTATTTTCCATTACCTACTGATGGTGGTGGGGTTAAACTTGATGCAGAGCTTATCAAGGCTCGTAGAAAGTACTTCTTAGATAACATGGCTAAAAATTAGTATTTTTGAGTCATGAACGAACTTCAGATACGCCTAACTGCCGATATTCAAGGACTGCAATCTGCCATAAATAAGGCCAAGCAGACTTTAAAGTCATTTGAATCAGAAACTTCTACTGATTCTGAGAAATCAAATGTAGGTTTTAGACGCAAGATAGGTCTTATCGAACAGCTTACTGCTAAGGCGAAGCAGTTAAAGGTTTCGCTTTCTCAAGCTACTAATGAGCAGCAGATTGCTTCTTTTAATGCAGAGCTTGAACAAACTAACATTGAATTAGCGAGGCTTAATGCTTTAGGTAAAAGTTTTGCAAATACTTCAACTCAATCATTTGATAAGTTTAGAGTATCAGCAGGTGCAGCTAGTGGATCAGCTATTGCATTTAATAGAATTATTCAGGATGCTCCGTTTGGAATTATTGGTGTTGGTAACAACATTCAGCAGTTTGCAGAACAATTAAGTGCTTTAAAAACAACTACTGGAAGTACTGGTGCTGCTTTGAAATCTTTTTTTAGCAGTTTAATTACTCCTGCTAACCTTGCTATTTTAGCAGTGTCTGCTGTTACTACTGCATTAACTTTCTATGCTCTTAATGCAGATAAAACAAAATCTCCTGTACAAGAACTTACAGAAGCACAGGAAGAGTTTAATAAATCACTTAAAGATACCAATGCTTTATTGGCTCAAGATTTATTAAATAAATTACTTAAAGATGTAGGTTTATTAAGGACTGAAAATGTTGGAGGTAAATTAATTGATGTACCTGCATTTGAAACAGCAGGTCAAGTTGTTGACGCTTTGTCAGGTAAAATTAATAGACTTAGAAAAGGTGAACTTGAGTTATTAGAAAGATTTCTTACAGAACAGATTTCAACTGCAACTAGAGATTTTGCTAATTCTAATTCTGCTTTAGAGAAATCATTAGCAACTGAACAAATTGGTTTATATAGAGGTCTTTTAGAAAAGGTAAATCAGCAATTAGGATTTTATAAAGATGTAACAAAAGAAGCTACAAAAGAAACAGAAACATTTTTTGATTTACAAGCTGCATTAACTGATAAACAAACAGATTATTTAGATAGATTAATTGAAAAGTATGGTGGTTTAAAAAAGGCAATAGAAGAATCTCCAGCTATTGAAGTTGATGAAACCCAATTACAAGGTTTAGAATTACCTGGAAAACAAGACCCAGGTATAGTAGAGAGATTAGAAAAAGAAATAGCTCTTTATGAATCCTTAAAAAGAGTAACTAGTGACCCTGGTCAATTAGAAAAATATAAATTAAAACTTTCTGAATTAAGAAATGAATTAGCTTCAGTAAATGGAGAACAAGTAAAAAGTAATTTAGAAATAATTGTTGATGCTTTTAGTTCTCTCGGTGCAGGGATAGCTGCCTCCTTAGATATTGGAGATAGAGCATTAAGAGGTTTTGTAACTACATTACTTTCTTCAACTCCAAAAATTATTGCAGCAATTATTCAACAATCTGCGGCAAATAAAGCAGCCGCTGCATCAAACATAGCAACAGACAAAGCTGAATCAATATCTAGTGGTATAAAGCAAGGAACTAAATTTGCTGAATCATTAGGCCCTGTAGGTCTTGCGTTACTGCCTGTATTGATAGCTGGAGCTGTCGCTGTAATTAGTTCTGCATTTGGTAAAGCTTCAGGAGGAGGTTCAGTATCTTCTAGCACAGGATCTAGTTACACCAATAGAAGAGAATTTGGTGGTCCTGTATCTAAGGGCAGAGCTTACATTGTAGGAGAACGTAGACCTGAGTTGTTTGTTCCTAACACCAATGGAATTATCGTGCCTCAGTTGCCATCTATGGACTACTCAGGTGCTTCGATGGCGGCATCGAACTACGGGGTAGACATTAGACTAAAAGGTCCTGATGACTTGCTATTCTTCGTAGAGCAAGCTCAAATAAGAAGAGGATTGAGATAAAAAAAACCTTGGTCATAAACCAAGGTCTTTACAAACTCAAAACCCAATAAAACTATGTTACTCTTTTCTTAAATCCTGCAATCTTGCGGACTACATCTTCATCTATCTCGTAGTTGATGCAAGCTCTCTCAATTAATTCTTCTGTTATCTCAGAACCATGCGACCTGATTTCAGCAATGGTTTTAGCGATTATAGTACTGCTTTCGTTTAGTGTTCGTCTCATTATGACCCAATAATACTAGATTGAAAATTCTAAGTCAAGAGAATCCTTATTTTTTTTCGTATTTTTGACCAATGGCACAATATAGATTCAGCTGGGCAATAGTTAACGGAACAGGTACGATAACTGTCAATAGTAATCCTCCTGAGCTATTCTACGAGGAAGGTACTAGCTTAACCATTCTAGGGACCTTTGATTCAGGGTTTAGCCTTATTGGTTATGACATAAATAATGGATTTTTAATTTCAGGCACAAACCCTTGGACATTTACCATGCCATCAAGGGATGTTAAACTTAGGGTTAATCTAACAGGTACCTTTACCCCTAGCGATACAGATTACGAACTAAAGTACTTTTCTGAAACTGAGGATCAGTCTCTTCAACTTATCAGACTAGAGATTTATGAGTACGGGTATATAGGTGCTGCTACTGAAAAACAAACAGCAGGTTTTCAATTCCGATGGGGAAACTTTGGTGCTGATGAGATTGAGCCGATAGTTAGAAGTTTCTTGAACTTTGGATTAGTAGGTACCCGTGACGAATACTTTGAAATTCTTGAAGGAGGCTATAGAAAGTGGCAGGTTAAGTTGCTTATTGATGGTGACTTATTTTGGGAAGGCTACATCAACAACTCTACTTTAACTATCAATGAGGTAGGCATTACAGAAGTCATGGAGTTCACAGCTTCTGATGGATTTAACTCTTTTGATTCTAAGAGAGTAAACGAGCAGTATTTCGATGGATTCTCAGGCAATACATTTGTTGGTGGTTTCTTTGGTGCATTGAGTCAGACATTTCCATTGCTAAGACCAATCCACATGGCTTGTGAGATTTACGAGACTAGGCTTGATACTAACGATGGTGTATTTGAACAGCTACTAATTCCTTCCAATGCTGTGTTTACAGATGGTGAGATACCTTTGTATCTTTCAAGTAATGGCATTACTGAGAACACATCTGTTTATATTTCAGAGTTCTTAGAGGCATTGCTAAAACCATTTCTTTGCAGAGTATTCTTGTGGAAGAATGAGTTTTACATCATTTCTTTGCCTGAGTTAGCCAAGGATAGTTACAGGCTATTTAACTACAACACAGACGCTACTAGAGAGGGTATTACTACCATAACTCCTGGGATGGATGTCTCCTGCAAGTTTACAGCAGGACAGCGTACAGGCAGACCTGTTTACACCGAGTTTACAGGAACGCTAGAGCTTGGTGTATTAGATTACTCAGCTCGTGGAGGTATCTATGAGGAGCCATTTTCTGTAGATTCTTGGGAGTTTAATTTACCAGGAAGTGCATATCCAGGCGTTTATCAGCTTAGAGTTTGGAACTACATTAGTGCTATTCCTAGTGGTCAGCCTGCATCTTATCCTACAGGAATTAACCCTGCAAGGATTCAGTATGTTGCTGATGCTTTAGGTGAGTATTGTAAAATATGGGGAACTTCTGCTGTAAGTGGAACTGCTGACACTTATTTGTCATTTATAGAGCTTGATACTACAAGAACAGGTCAAGCCATTCCTATTGCTCAGGACTTGGCTAATACATTAAGCTTTCAAATTGAGTTTATCTTTGAGCCAAGATTTAGTGGAGATTTACCAAGACCAAACACGTTTGCAGGAGTTTTGATAAACATCGGATCTAGCTACCTATCATTTGATGGGGTTGACGTGTTTACATGGACAAATACTTTTACAATCATGCAGTTCCCTATGGGATCAATGTATGCTTGGAATAAGCTAGATATTACTAACGTAGTAGTACCTGAAGATGGCAATGTCATTATCAGGCTATATCAGACCATTACAACCAACTCAGCTTCTGTAGATAAGTACACAGTAGGCTATAGAAATATGTCGCTTAAAATCGAGGAAAATGATTCCTTTGCGACTGCTGAAATATCAGAAAAATTTGTAACAGATGAATCGTACTCAAACGTATATCCCGATGTCAAGTTTAAAATCGGTGATGTTGACACAGAGAACTCGAGCAGTGCTATACGGCTCGACTTGGTTGGATATGGGTATCCAAATTCTCAGGCTTGGTCTAGGGATGGTGTCGAATCAGTACCATTGATTCAGATATTCCTTCAGGAGTTAGCAAACATTAAGGGTAAGCAGAATCCTAGATTGATATTGACATTGCCTAGAAACGCTGCCAATCCATTGGAGATTAAACCATATCAGAACATTGAATACGATGGGTACTATTGGATGGTAGTTGCAATGGAGGTAGATTTAATGGCGAATAGTTGGAGATTAGAATTAGCAAGATTAGAAGAAATAGGAAGTTAATATGGCAGACGTACCAGGTAAATTTTATAGAGCGACCAAAGTAAGAACAGGCGTTTCTCCGAGTAGTGCAGGGTCTATTGAAGGCGAACCATTACCTCCTGTTAACCCTCCAGGCAGTTCATTGAACTCGGTTGGGCTTACTATGCCTTCTGCGTTTACTGTGTCTAATTCTCCTTTGACTGCTAACGGAACTATAGGTGTAGCAGGTGCAGGAACCGTTTCACAATATATTCGAGGCGATGGTAGCTTAGCTGACTTTCCTGAGTCTAGCGGTGGAGGAGGTTCTGTAAGTTACTACTTGAACGGATCTGTAAACCAAGGAACTATTGGAGGGGTTGCATACAAGGAGTTGAATAAAGTTCCTATTCTTGGAGCGGGTACCGACTTTACAATTAATGCTGACGGCTACATTGCTTCGTTTATTACGGATGCTGGAGACCCAAATTTGCTTGAAATCCCTGGTGGTAACTGGAACTTTGAAACCTACTTTAGCTCATCATCAAGTGGAGGTACACCTACATTCTATGTAGAGCTTTACAAGTATGATGGCACTACTTTCACTCTAATTGCTTCTAGCGTTACATCTCCTGAGTTCATTGCATTTGGCACTACTTTAACTCCTTACTTCTCTACGCTTGCAGTTCCTACGACTACGCTTGCGTTGACAGATAGGTTGGCGATTCGTTACTACGTTACGCACAGCGGTAGAACGATTACTCTTCATACGGAGAATAATCACCTATGCCAGATTATTACCACGTTCACGACAGGATTGACTGCGTTGAATGGCTTGACTGCGCAAGTTCAGAACTTTGCCGTAGGTACCACAGGAACGGACTTTAACATTGCTAGTGCGGTATCTACGCATACGTTTAACCTGCCTACTGCTAGTGCTACGAATCGAGGTGCTTTAAGTAGTGCGGATTGGGCCTTGTTTACTCAAGCATACAACGATAAGATTAACTCGGCTTCGGTTACAGGAACGACTACTAAGACTTTGACTTTGACGCAACAGGATGGCGGAACAATTACTGCCTCGTGGAGCGATTTAAACACAGATGCTGTTCTTAGCGTATTTGGCAGAACAGGTTCAGTTGTCGCTGTAAGCGGTGACTATACTACTGCTCAGGTTACTGAGAGTGGTAACTTGTACTACACAGACGCAAGGTCTCGTGCTGCGTTGTCCTTTGCCGCAGGTAGCGGTGCATACAACACTAGCACAGGGGTAATAACAATACCTACTAATAACAATCAGATTACCAATGGTGCAGGGTATATAACAAGTGCTGCTTTGGCGGGTTACTTGCCTTTAAGTGGTGGGGTAATGACTGGGCCAATTACGACTCCAAACGGAACTTTTGGTATTGTTATAGGTGACGATTCAAGATTAGCAGATAGAAACATTGCTAATACTTTGTTTCTAGAGGGTGCTCAGAATAACGACAGAGGTTATATAAACTTTTCTCAAACCACAGGTAATGCTTTAGGGGCGATTAATGGAGGTGATTTAACTTGGAGAGGAAATACAGTTTTAACAGGTTCTGCTTCAGCAGGTCAAGTTGCTTATTGGTCTTCAGGTTCTGCAATTACAGGAGAATCAAACCTATTTTGGGATGCAACAAATGATAGGTTGGGAATTGGTACCAACACTCCTCAAACTGGATTGCACCTTTTTTCAACTAGTCCTAATATAATTATACAAAATTCTGCAACCTCATCAGTTGGAAATATCTCTCGTTTATTTTATCGTGCTTTATTATCAAGTGGAAATACTGCATTTATTGGATTTATCGATGGTGTCTTAGATAGTACTATACAAAACACTGGACATTTAGAGTTTTATACATATAATAATGGTATTACAGATGAAGGAATGCGAATTTTTTCTGGAGGAAATGTTCATATAGGTCCAAGTCCATCATCAAATAATGGAGCAAGGTTACAAGTTAGTGGCAATGCTACATTTTCAGGTGCGTATGGAACTTCTAGCGGTGTTTATTTATCAGGTACTACTTACGGAGTATATGGTGCAAATAGAGGTGCTAGTAGTGCTTCTGCTGGGATGAATTATTTTACCGTAGGTTCTCAAAGATGGTTTGCTGGCATTTATGAAAATTCAGATAACTTTGGAATTTACTCTGTTGGAACTGGTGGATTTCCTTTAGTAATTAATTATTCGACAGGAAATTTAGAAATTTCTGCAACTTCGGATATTACTTTTGGTGGTTCAGGTAAAGGCATTTTTTTAAGTAGGGCTGGATTAGGACCAAGAGCATCGCTTACAACAAGAGCAGGTATTACATACGTTGACATTGCTAATTCTAGCGATTGGAGCGGAGTAACTTTAGCGGCTTCAGGTGGAAATGTATTAATTGGTACAACCTCCGACAACGGAGCAAGGTTGCAGGTTAGTGGGACAGCTACCTTTAGTAGCACAGTTCAAACAGGTGGAAATGTTCGAGTTCCAGCAGGTTCAGGGATTGCTTTTGTTGGCGACGCTTCAAGAATAATGACTCCAGAGGATAATGTTCAAGGAGCAAAAATTGCAACACCCGGAGGATTTTTAGTTGAGGCTTCACTTTTTAAATTTATAGGCGGCAACGTGGGGATTGGGACACCGAGTCCAGCAGCTTTAACAGAAATTAATCCTGGCAACATTACTAATGGTGGAGCTGCAAAATTTGCTTTAGCAATAAGAAGTGGTGGAACTACATATTTAGATTTTTATCAAGGATATAATAGTACAATAGCAGGGCAATCAATTTTGGGGACTACCTTAGTTTCAAGTGATGCCTTAGCATTTGCAACAAGTGGTACCGAAAAAATGCGTATAACATCAGCAGGAAGAGTATTAATAGGAAATCCTCCTCCTGCTGAGTCAGTTTATACTTTAGATGTTGTAGGCGGTGCAAGGTTTACAAATTCTACTCGTATTGATAATGGGACTTTGATTATTACAGATATTAATACTCCACAACAAAGTATTTTATTAAATGATATTGCTACAAATGGAAATACTTTTGCACTTTTAAGTTTTGGAGGTAGATGGAATTCTACAACATACGGAAGCGGGTCACAAATTAGAGCAACGTCAGTTGGAACATGGTCTTCAACTAATTACGGGACAAATTTAAGCTTTGCAACAGTTGCTCAAAATAGTACCACTATGACCGAAAGAATGCGTGTTACTTCAGGAGGTGATGTTATAGTTGGTTTTAATCAAAATACATTAAAGACAATAGGTAGAACATTTACAACTAACCACGTTTCTGGTAACAGGGGAGCGGCATTGTTCTATGGTATAGCTGATGGAAGTAATGGTGGTATGTTTGTTTACAATGTTGCGTCAACTAATCCATCATTTAATGCACAATACATAACTTTTGAAACTCATCAAGGAGGAATTAGTGCTGGCGAACGAATGAGAATCAATGCGGATGGAAATGTTGGTATAGGAGCTACAAATGTAACTGGTAGATTAGTTATTTCAGCAGATGATTCTCAATATGTTTTAAGGTCTCAAAATGCTTCAGCTGGATTTCCGAATCAATTTTATATACAACATAACCTTGGAAATGTAATTATAGGAAATGATAGAGGTACGGTTACTTATGGAAATCCGTCGGATTACAGATTAAAAGAAGATTTAAAAGATTATGACGCTTTAAAAATTATAGTTAAGTTAAAAACTTATGATTTTAAATGGAAAGAAAAAAGCGTCAGAGATTATGGAGTTATGCCCCATGAATTGCTAGAAGTGTTGCCTAATTATGTTACAAGATATAAAGATGCTATTAATGAAGATGGTAGTATTCAAGCACAAAGTGTTGATTACTCTAAACTAGTTCCTATTTTAATAAAATCAATCCAAGAATTAAAACAAGAAATTGATATACTAAAAAGCTAAAATTCATGAAACCAATCGAACCAATTACAATTTGGAAAAACGGCAAAAGCCAAGAGGCTAACTTGCTAGTTGCCTACATTATCAATGACAACCTAGAATCGTCTTGTACATTTTACTACCAGCTTTGCTCTAGCACAGAAGGAGATGAGACAATGGCTTTTATTATTCAACAAAGTCTTGCAGAAGGAAATGTAAGTATGTCAGGTGAAGATTATTTAGCTTGGGATGGCGATAATAATTATGCCTATACTTATATTGCACAGCAATTAAACTTAACACTTATATGAAAGTAAACTTAGCAGTTGCCGTTACAGACATCGAAGGCAATGAAATCCCAAACGAAAGAGGTGAACAAATGCTTCTTAGCAAGCTAGTTGGAAACGCTCTATTCACCGCAGAGGACAAAGAAGACCCGATTCGAGTTTATGAGTTGGCCAAGAAAATCTACTACTCCGAAGGCGAAATTGAGATGACCAAAAGCGATGCCGAACTAATCAAGGAGAAGGTCAAGGCTAAAGGCTTTACTGTGCTTATTTTAGCACCGCTCTACGAGGCGTTAACAGAAAAGTAAGGGGCTACAACAGTCCCTTTTTTTATTGCTTTAAAATGCCTTATTTTTGGTAAACGAAATGCAATTAATGAAATGAATATACTGCAAAAGGATGAAATCGGAGTTCCATCGACCTTGGTGGCCATTTTCGCAAATGTTTTCCAAGCGATAGGCGTGGATTTTATCAACGTAGTATTTACAATGTCTATTTCGGTGCTGTCAATCGTGTACTTGGTTTACAAGATCAAAAACGAGAAGGCAATTTTTGACAAGAGAAAAGATGAAGAAGGGAAGTAGCTCACAAGTAAAGCCAACTTCTTTTGGCAAACGCAGAGAAGGAAAGGCTAAGAAGTCCTATTCTAAGGCATTAAATAAACCTAAAAAATACAGAGGTCAGGGCAGATGAAGTTTTTGAGTTGGTTAAAAGGGTTCCTAAGCGAAAACGGGGAAGCATCTAGCAAGCGTCTTGTAGGTGTAATAACTGCAATAACTTTGTCCTATACTCTTTTAAATAATCAAAACGAAGCATTAGTATTTTCTGTTGCTGCTTTGTCTGCGGCTGCTCTAGGGATCACAGCAGCCGAAAAGATATTTAGAAAATGAAGATCAGCACACACCTAAACCTAGCAGAAGTTACACGTAGTGACGCAGCCAAAAGACACGGCATTGACAACACGCCAACGGCAGAGCATTTGGAGAACTTTAAGCTACTAGCTGAAAAAGTATTTGAGCCAATCCGATTGCATTTTAAGACGCCTATATTTATCAGCTCAGGTTACCGATCTAAGGCTCTAAATGATTTTATCAAGGGGAGTCCTAACTCTCAGCATTGCAAAGGTCAGGCTATTGACATTGACATGGATGCAAGCAACGCAGGGGTGACTAATAAGATGATCTTTGACTTTATCGTGTCACGACTAGAGTGGGATCAAATTGTGTGGGAGTTCGGTACAGACGCAAACCCTGATTGGGTTTATGTTAGCTACGTTTAAACAGGAAACAGAAAGCAAAAGCTAAAGGCCGTTCGGTCTAAGGGTAAAACAACCTATATCCCTATTTAATGGAAATAATCAAAATTGCACGAAATGTGCATACTCTTTTGTTATCAAAAGAGGAAAACCGAATAGCTCTTTTGTCTGACATACATTGGGATAATCCTAAGTGCGATAGAAAGATGCTAAAGTCTCACCTAGAGTACTGCAAGGAGAACGATATTCCAATCTTTATCAATGGAGACTTCTTCTGCCTTATGCAGGGAAAGTATGACCCAAGGAGAAATAAGAAAGACATCCTCCCTGAGCATAACAAGGCAAACTACATAGATGCAGTAATTGAGGATGCCGTTGAGTATTGGAGTCCTTATGCTCATCTGCTAACTGTTATCGGCTACGGAAACCACGAGACTGCAATAATTAAGAACCTAGAGACCGACCCATTGCAAAGATTCGTTGACTTGTTGAACTACACCAATAAGACAAATGTGCAGACAGGTGGTTACGGAGGTTGGTTGGTATTAAGGTATTTATATTATGAGAGTACTATTTTAAGCAAGAATATAAAGTACTTCCACGGATCAGGTGGAGGTGGCATAGTTACGAAGGGAGCTATAAACCTTACTAGAGCATTGGAGATGTACGAGAATATGGATGTTTTTATCATGGGTCATATTCATGAGAATGCAAGCCGCAATGATGTTCGAGAGACTATGGAGTACAACACAGGCAAGCGAAGTTATGAATACCTGCACAAGCCGATTCACCTTGCTATAACTGGATCGTACAAGGAGGAATACCAAGACGGTGCCTTTGGTTGGCACGTGGAACGAGGTGCGCCTGTTAAGCCAGTAGGGGGAAGGATTCTCATGCTACATGGTACAAGAGACAGGATAGATGGTAAGCAGAATTATGAATTATTGATTGACAGCTGTAAATTTCCGCTATGAAAGCTACCCTAACATTTAACCTTCCTGAGGATGAGGATAAGTACTGCGATGCTGTAAATGCTTCTAAGATGCATTCTATTCTATGGGATGTTGACCAATGGCTTCGAGCTAAGATGAAATATGAAGAACTAAGCGATGGTCAATACGATGCTTTTAAGGAAACAAGAGATCACCTTCGTAGGTTATTAATTGAAGAGAATATAGACATAGATAAATAATGCCACTACCTAAGCCAAAACCGAAGGAGACTCAATCAGAGTTTATTTCAAGATGTATTTCTGATCCTATAATGGGTCGTGAGTTCCCTGATAGAGATCAAAGAGCTGCTGTATGTTATTATCAGTTTACCAATGGAGGACAAGGAAAGAATTAAGATAGCTAGTCTATCATTTATGATAGGTGTTGTACTTGCGTTTATTGTGTTCCCTAAACCAAAGTATGAGGAGGTCTATAAGTTTACTACGAAGGTAAAAACTGACACAATTTACTCTCGAGAAATAGACACTATTTATGTCGCTAAAAACAAGATTAAAACGGAAGTTTTAAGGGATACAATACTAATCGATTTTAAGCCACAAATTAGCCTGTTTGAGAGTACTTTCCCTTTCGAGTATGGAAGTACTAAGGTGAGCGGAGAAGTCCTCGGAGAAGTGCTTAAAATGACCGCTACAAGCGACTACAATATCCCTGTGGTAACTAATACGATAACCAACACAGAAACTAGGACTATTGTGCAGAAACCGAAGGGAATTTATCTAGGTGGAGTGGTTAGTTCCAAAATGGAACTTGGTGCTAAAGTTGCCTATTTGGACAACAAGTACTTGTTTGAATACCAATACCAGCCTTTCCAAAAGGTTCATCAGATTGGGGTATCTAAAAAGTTATTTTAAAAGTTAACAAAGTTTCCTTATTTGTAAACTTATGGGTTGTTACCTTTTTATATTTTTTGGTAACAAATCCGAATTATATAATCTCGTCTCTCAACTCCTGTTGCAACTTCTTTACTAGCTCCTGCTTTTCTTTAATCTCTCTCCATCCATGAGTTGCTCTAGGCTTAGAGTCTAAAATCTTTAGCAGAACTAGATAGCCAATCAGGTCATTTACCACATCTTCATCATCCTTATCTAGTGATCCGTTCTTGATTCGCTTGAGCTTATCATCTATGCGGACCAATAGTCCTTCTTTAGCAGACAAATGACTGAATACTCCTAGAGGTTCTAGTGCAGAGTTTCCGTACTTCTGATTCTTTGCTATCAGCATTTCCTGAATGTCTCCAAGGACTTTGTAAACCTGCTCGTGAAAAGTCATAGGTGTATCTCAATAAATTTAATCCACCAATAAGCTAGGGCCATAATTAAGCTTATGAACCCTAGCCGCATGGAGACCTGTTTAATTTTATTTAAAGAATCTTTTAATGACACTTTCTTTCTGTTCTCTGTGGAGGTAGAGCTTCTGTCTGAGAATCTCAATAAGCTCGATAGCTATGTGATTATCAATCTCCTCTAAATCATCTAAGTATTCAATAACGAGTTTTCCTGTTTCCGTATCAACAAAGAACTCTAGTTGTTCGTATTTGTATTTAATCATCTGTAGTTGTGTGTTAGGTGTCTCTGTATTAGTTCTAGTTTTATTATATACCGAGGGTTCTGTAGCAGTTCTGCAAGCCTAGGCTCTACAGCACCACAGAAGTAATTGTAGAAGATGTCTCCTGCTTCAGGGTGATCTTCCATCTCCATGTCTGCCTTAATTCCGTTGCGTTCACAGAACACGCAGGATCTAACAGCCCTCTTGATTTGGTCCTTTGAGTATTTCATCAATCACTGAGTTTAAGTAGGTAATATAGATTGCTAGAATTAGTGCAAACATTCCGAATCCTACGCTTACAAGCCATAAAGCTACGCAGAATCCTATTGCTACGTTTAAGAATTTTAGAATTTTCCAAAGTATTGGTTTCATTTAGGTATGAATTTAATGGGTTCATCAGTTACATTTCCATTGTAATCTAGCAGTTTACCATCTTTTTCAAACCATACTTCAACGTGCTTGCTTCTATAATTTTGCACTAGGACCTTAATCTTATCCTGCACATCCTCTAGGGAGAGCCACTCCCCGTGACCAATATCCTGCCACGGGGTGTACTCATTGAATTTATTGATAAACCTACGTTTAAGCGTGTAATCAGAACGGGAGGCTACTTTCCGTTTGGGCATACTCTTTTTTACTTACATGACCTGCTTCTTTCTTTTCAGCAACTACCGAAGGCTTGTTGTCTGACCAGAATACCTTTCCTGATCCTGTGTAGAACTTAGGCTTCTTAGCTTCTCTATCCTCTTTAGACTGCGATACATAAGAGTTTACATTCTGACCCCATTCGTTTGCTGTGTCATTCTGACTAATGGTGATTGATACACCTTTTAGACCTTTTGCCTTTACTGTGTTTAGTAAAGTTTCTAGTGTTTCCTGCTTGAGAAAAATCTCAGATAAATTTGCCATAATTGTTGTTTTTTAGTTTGTGAAGTAATAATAATTGTTTCATTTTAAAGATTCTAGGAATTCGTCATATTTTTTTTAATAATGCCTCATCTTTTTCAGAATGAACTTGTCTGTGGCATTTGATACATAAGGTAAGTCCATTTTCTAAATCAAATCTTTTGTCTTTAAATTTTGCCCATGGATAGATATGATGTGCATTTAATTGACCGCCTATTTGACCACATTTTTGGCATTTATACTTATCTCTTTTAAATACGGATTTAATCCATTCATTATGTTTCTTTGAATTTCTTCCAATTTGATTTTTTAATTTTATACCGCCTTTCCAGTTTGGATTATTTGATGATAGATATTTTTTCTCTGCGTTTTTAATAAAACAGGTTTTTGAACAAAACTTTTTTGATTGATATTTTAAATGGAATTCTTTATCGCATTCATGGCACTTCTTAAATTTTTTTAATTTTTGTAATGATTTTACGTAACATACATTACATTTTTTCGATGAAATATCTTTTTTCTCACCGCAAGAACATTTTTTATTTGGGTTATTTTTGCCATCAATCTTTTTTTGATAAATATATTTTAGTGTGTTTTCATGTAAAATTACTTGTCTTCCAATTGAAAAATCACTAGAACATTTATGGCAACAGAATAATCTTTTTAAATATGGGTTTGAACTGATGAATTCTATTTTACAATTTTTGCATATTTTTTTCTTAGCACCACCCCTCCAATTATTGTTTAAATTTCCTGTTTTATTTTTTTGATTAATGTTTTGGCATTTTTTTGAACAGCAAAACCTTTTATCAAAATGAGATGGCTTTACATTAAAATCATTTTTACACACCAGACAAATTTTTATCATTTTACCTAAAATAAAAATGCCTCAATAAATCACCATTGCGTCTGACTTCAACGGTTCATTAAAGAGGCTAAAATTTTTGATTCAATAGTGTCAGACGTGAATCAGTATATAAATTTAAGAGTATTTACTTATAAATTCAATATATTTTGAGTAAAAATCATCAAAAGATTTAATTATGAAGTAGTTAGTAACTTTTGATTCATAATTTTTTTGGTCTTCACTTTGTCTGTCCTTATTAATCTTAACCTCCCATTTTACAGCTATTGGAATCAAATTGCAGTTTATCATTACCTTGATTTCTGAATGTATGTCAGCACTTCCTTTTGTTCCAGTGGTTGGAATATATTTTGTAGACCCAATAGTTTTAGTGCGGCCAATAACATCTGTGTATGTTTTTCTATTGTCAATAACACGACCCATTGTGTTTACCCTTTCTGCAAAGTGACCAGATAGCATTAGAAATTCAATAACGCACTTAGTAAGTCCGTTGGCTGTTTTGTCATCGTACTTAGGTAATGCGATTGCATATCTAGGTACATTTGGATGCTCTTTGATACTATCATTGAGCTTGAGTTCCCTGAGTATGTCTAGTGGTTTCATCAGAAGGGAAGGTCAAAGTGTTGCAAATGCTTCCAAGGTTCTTTGTAGTCGCTACCGAACTGACATAGGTATTGAAATGCCAATATCCTGTTTGCTTCTCTCATCTTTACCCAATAAACTTCTGTAGTAAATTGGTCATAGATACCTGGGTATAAGTCCATAAACTTCGCCCAGAATACTTCAAATGGGATTTCCGTAATCTCGTCTAGTGCTTCAATCATTTTTTCAAGTGTTTATATATCGTTGTTCTACTAACATTCAGTATCTCCGCAAGTTCTGACCTGTTAAAGTCAGGGATAGCTTCCTGAATCTGCTGTATCTTTCTTTCAATCGACTCATTCTTTAATGAGCGAACCAACTCATTTAGCTCGGAGCTTTCCAATGAGTTTACCTTAATCTTTTTAGACATGGCAATGAAGTAGTTACTCAACTTCTCTGCTTTCAGGAGGCTATCCTTACTTACCCAATCAAAACCGCTAGAATTATTGTAAGCAGTAATTGAGTTGATAATCAGAGCGAACCTTGGGATGTAAGCCTTCTGCTTACTCAACATACTCTTGACATACTCAGAAATATCATCTGAGTTCTGCATATCTGTAATGTTGTTGAATATCCGCTCCCATTCCTGTTCTGCTTCCGTATCAAATCGTATCACTCTAGGCTCAATCTCACCGAATTTATTAAACTGCAAGACTTCTTTTCTTATCAGGTTATAGAACTGCGACATATAAGCCTCGTACCAATCCAATACTTCCTGATCTATGGCATTCCTGTTGTAATGCTCAATGTCCTTATCAGGATAGCAGACAAGCAACCTATCTAGGAATCCATTGTCCTTGTTCTCCAAGGTAGAAATCTGCGAGAATATGCCAGGCTGTATGCCTCCTAGAACAGGAATTAAAGGCGATTGAATAAAGCTACTCTTTGCAGTCTTTCGAGTCATGATAGCCTCTTGATTCGACCAACAGGACAGCCAAAATTCTAGGTCAGAACCAGGTTTATACTTGTTCATGTCCTTAATCCATCCGTTTAGCTCATCCTTAAATACTGCAATGCCTACTGCGTTCTCTTCATGTAAATCCGCCAATGCCTCCACAGTTACATCGTTGACAATAATCTGCTTTCTAACAGGCTCTTTAACCTCCTCCACATCTTTCTTATCCTTTGTAGAAAGCTTTTCATATTCCTTGTACTTCTTGTACTCGTTCTGATAGTGCTTAATCTCAAAACTATTCTTTTTAGCCAATGGGAATATGACCGCATTTATACTAGGGGTCTTACCCAGACCTGCCTTGCCAATCAATCCTAGCCAAATGTTTACCGACTCTCTCCATCCTGTCTTGACCTGAACCTTGCAGCTGTTACCAATACATATAGAAATGTACCAAAGTAAGGAGCAACCCATATAGTCAATAGAATGATTCAAGGTTTTCTGATTCAACAGAATATAATTTTGTAATGTCTCAGGGAACACTTCTAGCGGAAATATCAGCTCTTCCTTGGGAATCTCGATACGCTCAATCTCAACCTTCTTAATCTTGCGT